ATACCAACTAAAAATATATTAAAGATTAAGAAAATCAAAATATAGGAGAAAGCAATGGAAACAAAATTTGATCCAAAAGCTAAAGTTAAACAAGGTCAGTTTAGTGATGCACCTGATGGGAAAAACCCAAACAGGGAACATACTAATATTGATTTTTCTTTACATGCACCTAAAAAATACCAAGAGTATGATTACGATCCAACTGTGCCTACTAAATCAGGTGCAGAGCATGTTGAAGATTCTTTGTTTACAATGGCTGACGAAAAAGATTATTAATGAGCCTTGGGCCTAAAAGCAATTTTATACCTGTAATTTATGCAGGTACTAACAAAAAAAATAAAAATGGAAAAAGAAAAACAACTAGACGAAGATTTAAAAAAAGCAGAATTAAAAAAAGATAGAGCTTTAGCTGAAAAGCCAAATGTATTTAAACAAATTAAAATAGGTTTAGATTACAGAAAAGATCAAGGCTTAGCTGTATTAAAAGATAAAACAAAATCTACTGCTAAAAAATTTAAAAGTAAAATTTACGGAGTAACAGATTTATTAAAAACAAAAATAGACTAGGAGGACAACGACTATGATGAAAAGATACATGCACGGAGAGTTAGCACCAGATGCACCTAAAAGACCAAATGACCCAATGCAAATTGATCCTAATTCAAAAGTAAATCAGGGAGATATGAGTGGTGATGGTAATGATGCAAAAGGTAAATCTAAATCAAAAGTAGATCCAGCAATCTTTAGAATGGCTGAAGAGAGAGATTACTAATGACTAAGCAAGATTCTGAAAGAAAAAAAGATTATTCTAACTTACCACCAATTCAAGATGTTAAAGTTACAAAACCTTTATTAGATACTGTAGAGGCTAGAACAGGTTACCCTTTAACTGGAGTAGAAAGAAGAAATTTAGACTTATATTTAAAAAGAGAAAAGAAAAAAATGGAAGTTTATAAAATGAATGAAAAAAGAAGATATGGAAGAAACGGAGATTAGTAATGTTAACAGATAAGAATAATAAAAATTATTCTAATGAACATCCTAGAGGTAAAAAACCTACGGAAGAAGAAAACATTAAATTAGCAAAAACACGCAAATTTACTATTAAAATAGATCCTATGGAATTTAAGCTAATGGATGAAGCAGCAAAAGAAGCTGGTGGTGATTTTCAAAAATATAAAAAATTATTTTATAAAAAATTTTATGATTATAAAAGAAGTAGAGATATTAAAGTAGTTAAATAATGGAAGAAGAAAGAGATTACTAATGACTAAACAAGATTCTGATAGAAAAAAAATATATTCTAACGAATATCCAACTAGGCAGCCTGGGCAAGCTGATGATTCAGAATTAGGCTCTAATTATCCTAAAAAACGTGTTAAAGTTAATGGTGGTAAAACACCTGTAATTAATCCTTTTGAATTTATGAAAAGAAAAAAACTTATAGAAAAATTAAAAAAATTAAAATTATATAGTTTAGAAGTTTAATATATGGAAGAAAATAAAGAAAAAAATGGCGGCTATGAAGCCGAGGGTAATCCTTTAGTTGGTTTAGTAAGAGATAAGTTTCAACAAGCTGAGACATCTAAAATATATGATGAAAAAAGATGGCTAAAGGCTTATAGAAATTATAGAGGATTATATGGACCAGAAATGGCTTTTCGTGAAAATGAAAAGTCTAGAGTGTTTGTTAAAATAACAAAGACTAAAGTCCTTGCTTCATTTGGTCAGATAATAGAAGTTTTATTCTCACAAGGTAAATTTCCTTTGGGAGTATCACCTACAGCTGTGCCAGAAAATATAGCTGAAAGAGCACATCTAAATATTAAACAACCTGGACAACCTCAACCAGAAATGCAAAGTCCTTATGGTTTTAATGGTGATGGTGCTACTATACCACCTGGTGCTACAGCAAATGATTTAATGAAAAATTTAAATCAAGAGT